ATCTCTGAATTGAGGCGCGTAACCTGGATTCGCCGGGGGGCCAACTGTTTGGCTATCGGAAGCGGCGAGATTTCTTCCAGAACTTGTTCAGTATTCATGGTTAAATGAGTGAGCGGATGGATGCGGCAAACACCCATCCGCTCGACAGTCAGGAAAGGATGAGTTTCCCGAATGCCTGAAGCCAATTCTATCTACCGCTACAAGACGGTTGACGATCTTATCGCAAAACACGTCCCCGATAGACAACCGGGCCAATGCTGGCTTTGGGTTGGCGCGACCAGCAAGGGATACGGCAGTTGTATCTGGCGATATAAGCCCTACAAGGCGCATCGGCTGGTGTACGAACACCTCGTCGGTGCTATTCCTGAAGGCTTGCAGCTCGATCACTTGTGCCGAAACCGCCGGTGCGTAAACCCTGCACACTTGGAACCAGTCACGATGGCGGAGAATATTCGCCGGGGCATAAACTACTGGCGCGAGAGAAAACACTGCTCGAAGGGTCATGCCTATGATGCTGCCAACACCCATATCAACGGATCTGGGGAAAGGGTCTGCCGGGAGTGTAAACGCCAGAGCTATCACTGGCAGGGCGGGATTTGGAACCGAGACAAAACTCACTGCGTTCACGGCCATGCCCTTGATGCCGCTAACACCTACATCCAAAAAAACGGATCTCGCCACTGCCGGGAATGTCACCGCCAGTGGGACCGCATCTATCGCGCGAAGAGGAAGCTGACGGCTTAGCTCAATCGCCATCTCAGAACTGAGCCGGGTAACTTGCAACTTGCGCGGGGCAAGCTGCTTGGCGACCACCGGAGCTTCGATGATAGGCGTTTCTTCAAGTGTCATGGTGTAGCCGCCGCCGCTTCAAGTGCCTCGACTTTCGCCTTCAGTTGTTTGATGGCAAGAATGGCGTGCATTAGGCATTCATGAATGTTGACACCGAGTATTTCGACCTCCTCGGGATCGTCCGGAGAGAGCTTACCAAGGCTCTTGGATACTGTTCCCGGCAACACCTGTTCAATTTCCTGCGCGATGAAGCTTAGAACGCGCGTCCCTTCGGGCGTACCGGCGAGGCCATTGTAAGTGGCTTCGATTGGGCGCAACTGAGCGATGATGTCCAGCCCGCCCTGAAGATCTTTCACGTCGCGCTTCACGCGCGCATCTGACGCTATTGTCCAAGCCGAAGTGGTGGGTTTTGCCGCGCTATCTGTCGATAATTGCAACTGGTAGGCAGGCCCGGCTGTACCGATACCCACATTGCCGGTGCTCTGAATGGTCACAGCACGGGTACGAGTCCCGCCAACGTCGAAGCCGTGATTGTAGCCGTCGTAGCGCGTGCCGAAACCACCCTCGGCCCAGAGACGGGAAGCGGTGTCCCAAGCCGGCGCGGCACTGAAGGGCAAATGGATATAGTTAGTCTGAACCTGCCCCACATTATTCAGGTTGAACGCGGCGCCTTCGATGTTGCTCAGCCAGGGCGTTTGGGAAGTGCCGGGCGGAGCGGCCCAGGAGGCGTCTTCGCGGAGGTACTTAGTGATCCCAGCGGTGGTGCCGGGAGTAGGCACGGTACCGCCACGACCGGACGCGCCGCTGGCGATCATGGGCAGTGCGTTCAAAGTAACATCCGCGGTAAGTGCGCCGCCGCCGGACAGGCCGGTCCCTGCGATCACTTGCCTCGAAGTGGGCACGCCCGCCGCCGGAGCACCCGTGATTTTGGCATAGGCGAGCGAAGTGATCCAGGCCGGATCGGGATAACTGCCGAGGACCGACACCGCGTTGGTGACTTGAGCGGCAGTGTAGTCGCCGCTCGCTGCGATGACAGCCCCGGTCCTGGTGAACACGCTGGTGACGGCACTGGCCGGCAGGGCAGTCCAGGCTCCATCGCCTCTGAGCCAGTTACTCGCGCTGGGTGTACCTGACCCAAGACGTGCTACTGCGAAGATGCCAGAAGTGGTATCGGCAGCAGCATGAACGTGCGCCGCAGGCGTGAAAGTAGTAGGTACGCCGGTCAACTTCGAGTAAGCCAGACTCGTGATCCAGCCAGGATTGGCATACGATCCGAGAATGGAGACGGCGTTAGTCACTTGCGCGGCCGTGTAATCTCCACTCGCCGCAATGACATCTCCAATGCGCGTGAAGACGCTCGTGACTGCCCCAGCACCACCGCCGCCGGGAATCGTCACCACCGTGCGCGTGCCGTCGTCTGTGGCCGTGACGCCTGCGCCCACGAAGTTGAGGATCGTTCTCGTGGTGAGGGCAACGCCTTCGTCCTGGACGATGGTATAGCCGCCACCACCTCCTCCGCCACCGCTCATCGCGTGCCACGCGCCGGCGTAATAAACGTAGTACCCGGCCCCCGCTCCCGGGTTCCAGTCAGTGCCATCGGCGTAGGCTAGCATGCCCTCCCGCGGCTTAGCTGGTGCCACATGCCAGACCTTGTGAATAGAATCGCGGTGCCGGTTGATATCGATCTGCTGGTCCTCGGCCACGCTCCACAGCATCTTCAGCCCTTCGCGGGTATCGTCGGGGAGCGGCCGGTCTAGTGGCATGTCATAGGCTCGCTGTCGGCTCGAGGTCTAAGTCAAAGCCGATGAGTTTCCAGTTGACGCCCTCGTGGAAGCATTGCACGCGATAGGAAAGATACCGGAACGTGCCGAAGAAGCCGAGCTTTACGGTCTGGCCCTGCGTGAACAGTTGCGCCGGCTGCCACGAGACCGGAGCCTTGCGGCCCATCGAGAAACCTATGGTGATCGAGAAGGTGATGCCGTCGTCACACACGAACTTGGGCCAGATCTCGCGCATCACCGCCAGGCGCCCGTGGTCGATGACGATCTCGCCGCGCGACGTCCCCTTCACCGCCACGCCGATGCGCTCGACGTAGTTCACGGAAGCATCCCCCACATCCACGGTTTCCCCATTGACCCGGAGGCGGAGCGCAGTCGACGCCAGCGCCAAGCCCTCGGAGGCCCGCTCGTAGATGTTGTATTCCCAGGTGATGGGATCTTGTGCGGCCCAGGTGCCTACCACCGAGGCCCAGGAGTTGGTGCTCGGCGTGGACTTGCTGGGACCGGCGGCAATGGCGTGGTTGTTGTCTTCGAGGTCGCGGATCGCCCAGGTGTCGAACTGCCAATTCCATACAAGGGCGCGGTTGGTGGCCTCCGTCCCGCCGGTGGGAAAGCAGATCCAGACTTCCTTGGCATTCATCTTCCGGACGACGCGCACTTTGTCGTAAGAGGTGGCGGTCAGTTGCGAGAAGAACCAGCGCTTCGTGCGGTCGTAGCCTATGCTGGTGACGCTCTGGAGATCGTGAATGACGAAGTCGTCGGCGGTCACCTGGAATACTTTGTTGAGGAAGGTGACGGCGCAGCCTTGCGCCAGTGCCCCGATCTCGCTGAAGACCCGCCGGAAAGCCATGATGTCCTGGCCGCCGATAAAAGTCATTGCCCACGTCTGCACGCCGGTCATGATCATGAGCTGGTTGCCGACCTGGAGGGCGTCGATGATGCGGTCCTCGCCTTCGGAGAGCGAGATCTGCCCGGCGTCGAGCGTCTCGTCGGCCACATCCCAGGAGGGCGGGATTCCCAGCGGGTCAGCGGGGTGCGACCACATGACCAGCCGGTCGTCCCGCTCGCCTGAGATCGTTACGTCGAGGGCGACGAGGAAATTCTTGAAAGGCGTGATTACCTTCGCTCTGTGCGTGGCAGGCCAGTTAGGCAGATCGGCTAGATCCGCTGCTGCGTTAGGCAGATCCCAGTACTGCGGCACGTCGACGCCATTGTTCAGGATCAGGTGATCGTTGAACATCCCGCCATTCCAGAAGTCCTGGGTGGTTCCGGTATAGGGACCGGCGAGGCGGGTGATGTCGGTGACGGTGTCGCCAGTGAGAGCAATGACCTGCTGCAGACCCGTGTAGACCCAGTACCGGCCGGCGAGGCCGTGGACGAAGAAGAGTCCGTAGGGAATGGGCGAGCCGGCGAAGTTGATCAAGGTACGCCAGGAGGGTGCCCGCTGCACACCTCCCAGTTCGAATTGCACGTTGCGGCAGTCCGACCAGAAGTTGGGCGGCAGATCGTAGGGCGGCTGGTCTGTGATCAACCCGGTCTTGCCGACGAAATTGACAGGCACGATCATGGAATGCCAACCTCTGTCTGGTAG